AGAGAAGGAGAGCATCCAAGAGCATATGAGGTTGCTGGAAATCTTATCAAACAAGTCTCAGAAGTTACCGAAAAACTAGGCGACTTGCAAGAAAAAATGAGAAAACTAAAAGAGGTGCCTAACAACGCACCGAAGAGTGTGACAAATGCACTCTTTGTTGGGAGTACTGCTGAATTGCAGAAAATGTTGAAAGAAAAATAGAGGATTTGAGATGACTGAATTAATGATGGTTGTGATTTACACAATGGCTATATGGGTTATGACCTACCTATTTTCAAAAGGTTACAATACCACAGATAAATTTTTAGTTGCTAATCGTGATATCGGAACGGTATCAGGAGGATTAAGTATTGCAGCGACATGGATATGGGCGCCTGCTTTATTTGTGAGTGCAACAAAAGCATACACTGATGGAATACCAGGCTTGTTCTGGTTTACAGTTCCAAATGTTCTTTGTTTGGTTCTGTTCGCATATTTTGCTTCTTATCTAAGGGAATTAGTTCCAGAAGGATTTACTCTTAGTGGATACATTCGTGATAAGGTAAGTCCTAGAGTACAAAAACTCTATTGGGGAGAGATGGGTTACTTGACTATTAGTGCATTTGCAATTCAATTGCTTGCTGGTGGTATGCTGATGCACAAGATGACAGGTGTTGACTTTACACTCATAACCGTAATTATGGCTGCTATTGCACTTAGTTACAGTTTGTTTAGTGGCATAAAGGGGTCTGTGGTTACTGATTGGGTGCAGATGGTAATCATTGCCATTGTGTGTCTAACATTGGTTCCTTGGGCAGTATCAGAAGGTGGCGGTTGGGAAACCGTGGCCAAGGGTGCAACAGGAAGTGTTTTTGACTTAGATGTTTTTCTATCATTTGGTATTGCTGTTAGTATCGGTCTACTTGCTGGACCGTTTGGTGATCAGATGTTTTATCAAAGAGCATTTAGTATTAAAAAAGAAAAGTTGAAAAAATCATTCTTCTTGGGTGCTGCGATTTTTGCTATCGTGCCTATCAGTATGGGTATTCTAGGATTTATTGCTACTGGTTTGGATATGAAGGTTCCCGCTGGTTTAGTCAACTACGAGGTGATAAAAGAACTGTTGCCTGTATGGGCAGTATATCCGTTCTTGTTTGCAGTTATGTGTGGACTTTTATCTACATGTGATTCTGCAATGTGTGCTGTAAGTAGTCTTGCGGCTAAAGATTGGTTTCCTACTTCAGAAATAACTGGTGCTAGAGTTGCTATGGTTGTTCTTGCTATTCTTGCGGTTGGAATTGCAAACACGCCTGGTCTTGCAGTAGTACATCTATTTCTATTCCATTCTACATTTAGAGCATGTACACTTCTTCCTACAGTGCAGGCTGTTCTTTATGATGATATTCATGAACCATCAATGTTCTGGGGAATTATTGCATCTCTTGTATTAGGATTTCCATTGTTCTGTTATGGAATGTTGTTCGGTGGTGGTTGGATGTTTATTGCGCCGGGTGCTATCATCACAGCGGGTGCAAGTGGTTTGATTGTTTATGCGGGAAGAAAGCTAGTTTCATGAGAGTAAAGTATTTTAGACCTGATATATTTAAACTGGATGATTTAAATATAAACCCTCTTGTAATAGCGCCCGGGCAATTAGTTCAAGCATACATGCCCGTAGATAGAACTGGTAAGTTCAATCCTTTCAATATGGTGTATGATCCTATTCCAACTGTAGGAAAATTTAATAAGACTTGGGAAGAGTGTTGTATGGATGCAGCCCAAAATTTATGGAAATTAGGAAAACCCGTAGAATTATTTTGGAGTGGTGGGATTGACAGTAGTGGAGCTTTGATAGCACTATTAGAAACTAAGTCTGAATCTGACATACTTAATATCCGATACACTAAAGAATCAATTGTAGAGTTTCCATTGATGTGGGAGAAAATGGTAAAGGGTAGAAACGATCCTTTATCAGATAAGGTAATGTTAGATGAAACTTTATTTAATAACCATAACATTATCAAAGTAACGGGGGAATGTGGAGATCAATGTTTCGGTAGTGATGCTCTACACAAAAATTTAGATAAACATGCTGACGATTGGGAAAGTATTTTTACATGGGGTGCATTTGGTGGTGGTGTTGATAATGATGAACCACGTAAAAATCCAGAAACTTATAAGCTTAGAATGGAACAGTTAGCTAAAGTTATGTTTGAACATGTTGATTTTGCACCAATAGAAATTAAAACTATATTTGATTTGTTTTGGTGGTGCAATTTTTGTTTTAAATGGCAGGATGTAGATAGCCGTATGATTTTTACATTTACAACTACTATAGAATGGAAATCTACTTTAAGTTTTTTCAACACTCAAAATTTTCAGAGATGGTCAATAGTTAATCATGATATTAAACATGGTGGTACTTGGGAAACATATAAACAACCGGCAAAAGAATATATATATAAATATTTAAAGGATGAAAATTATAGGAAGAATAAAACAAAGGAACCTTCATTGATTAAGATTTTGCAAGGGTCAACTGATGAAAACTATGATTATATTTATAGACAAAAAAGAAGAGAAAATCCAGAAAGAATTAAATTAGTTTTAGAAGATGGTCAGTTCTGGAGAAGGAACGAAAATGTTCCATCTGAGATTTATGAAAAAATATTAAAGGAAAAATAATGTACGAATATAAATGCAAGATTATTAAAGTAATAGACGGTGACACAGCTGATGTAGATATTGATCTAGGTTTCGGTGTATGGATGAAAAAACAGAGAGTTCGTTTCTATGGCGTGGACACACCTGAGTCGAGGACAAGCGACAAAGAAGAGAAGGTCTATGGTCTTATGGCTAAGGAGTTTGTTCAGAACCACCTTCCATTAGGTTCCACACAGACTCTACGCACCAAGAAAGATGGCGTGGGTAAATATGGGCGTATTCTTGGTGAATTTCTTTATGAATATGAATATGATGGTGTTCAAATTAAATCTACAGTCAACGAAGAACTTATTAAGACGCACAATGCGGTTCGTTATTTTGGACAGTCTAAAGATGACATCGCAGAAGAGCATTTACAAAATAGAGAATTTCTTAAATAATGGCTGATAATCAATATTTGGGTAATCCTAATCTCAAGAAGGCAAATGTAGCCCAAAACTGGACGAAAAAAGAACTTGTTGAGTACCAGAAATGTATGGAAAATCCACAATATTTCATAGAAAACTATGTAAGGATTGTATCTCTTGATGAAGGTCTTATACCATTTAAGATGTATGACTTTCAGAAAGAAATGGTTGGTACGTTTCACAGTAATAGATTTACCATTTGCAAACTACCAAGACAATCAGGTAAGTCTACAGTTATGGTATCATATTTGTTACATTACGCACTATTCAACCCCAGTGTAAATATCGCAATCCTTGCCAATAAGGCTGCAACAGCAAGAGACTTACTATCACGTTTGCAACTTGCTTATGAACATCTACCCAAGTGGTTGCAGCAAGGGGTAATGAGCTGGAACAAAGGTTCCTTGGAGTTAGAAAATGGTTCAAAAATTTTGGCGTCATCAACTAGTGCGAGTGCTGTTCGGGGCGGTAGTTATAATATTATCTTTCTTGATGAATTCGCATATGTACCATCAAATGTTGCAGAACAATTTTTTAGTTCAGTATACCCTACTATAAGTTCTGGTAAGACAACGAAGGTTATGATTGTTTCCACCCCACATGGTATGAATATGTTCTATAAGTTGTGGGTAGATGCAGAAGAAGGCCGTAATACTTATATACCGATTGAGGTTCATTGGAGTGAAGTTCCCGGCCGGGATGATAAATGGAAAGAAGAAACAATCAGAAACACCTCTCAATCTCAGTTCAATACAGAGTTTGAGTGTGAGTTCCTTGGTTCTATTGATACTCTTATTACACCCCATAAACTTAAACAGTTAACATATCGATCACCGAAACAGTCTAGTGGAGGTCTTGATGTTCATATTCTACCACAAGAAGGTCACACATACATTATCACAGCTGATGTTTCACGGGGAACATCAAACGATTACTCAGCATTTGTCGTTGTGGATGTGAGTGAAATACCGTATAGGGTTGTCGCAAAATATCGTGATAATGAAATCAAACCTCTCATATTTCCATCTAAAATCTATGACACTGCGCGAGCATACAATCAAGCATTTGTATTGATTGAGGTTAATGACATTGGAGAACAGGTTGCTAACGCTATGCAGTTTGACTTGGAGTATGA